TAATAGTGAGCTTGAAAGTACGAATTACGAGCAAATTGGATTTGATACCACAAGTACAAGCTTAACATTTACGAGCAAATATACAGAGCTAAGTAATACTTTTTTTGTACCCTCTGCCTTGCAGGGCTATTTGTATACTACAAGCGAAGAATTTGAGAGCAGGCACGATATCGTGTCCGGAGTTGTTAAAAATGGAAGCAATGCCGGAGAAGTGGATTGGAGTAAACATAGTAGTGAATTTCCTACTGAAGGATATTTTTCGGTAATAGAGCTAACGCCTTCTACTACTGGTGAAAATTTTTTATTATCTTCATTATGTGGGCAGAGGTGTTAATATAGGAGTGAATAATGGAATTGAATAAAGGAGTGATATATGGAAATTAGAAGAGATTTGCTTAATGATAATACTATAGTAATAAATACTGTTTTAATAGATTCGACAAATAGACCGGATAGATTAACAGGTGTTTCGGCTACTGATTTAGAATCCGCAACAACAGTATACTTTTATAACACAAGTACTCCGGCTTGGGAAACAGCATCAATAAAAAATTCTGGCGAAATAGGAAGTACTGGTATGTATAGCTTTGAGTTAGACACTTCCAATCTAACAAGCATAAACGGTATTGATCCTGTAGCCATTGATATACAGGTTTCCGGAGCTGACCCGCAAACTATATTTATTTATAATCAAAGCGAGGCTGACGAAAGTCTTGTAGAGTTTTCTGTGGATATGACAAACACTGAAAAAAGAAATGTTACTTTTCCGTTAATAGATTCAGAAAATCCAACAAGGTATGCAACAGGCATTTCTCCTATTTCGGATGATGTTATTGTAGTATATAGGTCTTCACAATTTGATAGTTGGGAAAGCTGTATAGGTAGTGTTGATATATCGGTGAATGAAGGTGTAAATGTTGCTATAAATGAAGTTGGTAGTACCGGAGTGTATTATTTAAACATACAGAGTTATGATAGTATAGATTTAAATTATCCGATTTTATTTAAGATACACCCTGCCGGAGTAAAACTTAAAACCGTAGTTTTTAGGCATACTCCGGAAGTAAAGACTAAGGGTGATATGGTAGAAATAAATGAGCAAGACCTTGATGGAAATAATGCGATACTTAAGTTAAAACAATTAAATATACAAAACGATTATGGTGTTGGTATATATTCCAAAGGTCAAGGAGATAGTGTTGAGCCCGGACACGGTGTACATTTTATAGGAAATCAAGGAAATGGAATGAGAGCTATTAGTAATAAAGGTGTCAAAGATACCTCAGGAGACTATTGGGGCTCTGGATTATATGCAGTCGGAGCTGATGAAGCCTATGATAAAGATAATAGTACTACTGTAAGCCAAGCATACAACGGTATTCAAGGCTCTGGTGGTGTTGATGGTTCTGGAATCGGTTCGGAAGGTGGTACAAATTCCGGCAACGGAATGACAATTTACGGTACTAATCAACACGGCTTGGAACTTATTGCTGGTGCAGGCGACTCTTTACAGCTAAAAGGGGCTTCTGGCTATAGCTGTGTGGCGTATTATGACGCTTCTGATATAAATGCAGAATACTTTAATTACTCTGATAGCAGTATAAATAAAGCAAGTGACTACAGAGCCTCTGCAAGCGACGTAAATGGTGCAGATGCAAACATTATTTCGGTTGCCGGAACTTCGGTTTCTGGTACAAGTGACTTTAAGGCTTCTGGATTTGCAACACCTACTGATGTGGATAATGCTGAAACAAACATTAATAATAATGTTGATGATGCCGAAAACAATATAAACAGTAATATAAATGCTCTGAATGATTTTGACCCTGCAACCGAGGAGGTTATGGCAAATATTATTAAGGTTAATGACAGTACTGTAAACCTTGATGACTTTCGAGGGTTAAGTTTAACACAGGAGGTTGACGGTACTCAAGTTGGCAGTATATTGCAGTATATTATGGCTATGAGTAATGGAAAGTTTGAGGTAACACAGATAGATGACACTACAAACGAATACACTTTCTATAAGCGGGACGGCTCTACTGTATTGTTTAAGGTTAGAGCAGATGAGAACGGGAGGACTTTGATATAATGAAGAATCAAGAGCTTACTACATTTGGCTATAAAAGCAATACATCTTTTTGTGTTGCTACTTTCGGATATGTATGCAAAGAGCGAGAGCCAATAAAGAAAGACCTTGAAATAGAGGAATTGTTGATAGAGCAGTATAAGAAAGAGTATAAAAATGGCTAAAAACTTAAAACTGATAAATAGAGCAATAAGTAAAGAATACAACGAGATTATTCGGCAGGTGAATAATCTTAAGTATATGGATGATATTGAAATTGCTTATGGTAAACATCTTGACTATATTGCTACTTTATTCGGGCTTGAACGCCGGGACGAAGAAACGGATGCAGAGTTACGTAAACGCATAGGTGGGGTTAAGATAGTTGACGGGAAGCCGGTAAAGTTTGGAAAAATAGCAAGCAATTGCTCTGAGGCTGGACGGGATGATATGATACAGGTCTCAGAGGGAGTGATTGATGCTGACAATTTTACGACTAAGGAATCTCCCGGAGCTATAACCATATTAGTACCGGAAGGTGAAATAGATAATAAATTGAGTCCTCAGGACGAGGCTAATGAGCTTACAGAAACACAAGCGAGATTGATTAAAAAAGCCGTATCGGCTGGTGTAAGATTGTATATTTTGTATGTTCCGGATAATTATTTTGGCTTTGATGGTGATAGCGAAGCTAATACTTTTGGAGATGCTGAGGATGATACAGTCGGAGGAATTTTTTGCGGAATAATAGCAGGAAAGTAAAGGAGTAAAATATGGCTATAAGACCGGATAAATTGCCCGTTTGGGCTACAGGCACGGATGCGGAAAAAACTGAGCCTACAACAAATAAAAGAGAAAAGGGCTGGATACTTGAAAAACCGGCATACCAATTTTTTAATTGGTGGATGAATCTTGTATATAATTGGATTAAATTTTTTAAGCAAAAACAAGTTGTACATTACGATACAAAAATGCCCGTTGGCGGTGTGATTGCTTTTGCAGGAGATATTACAAAGTTACCCGGAAGCGATACATATTTAGTCTGTGATGGTAGAAAGATTAATCAAAATGACTATCCTAATTTATACGAAAATTTAAATTGGAATACTGACGTTGACGGTGATGTTATACTTCCGGATTTGAGTGATAGATTTTTATATGGAAGAGCCGAAAACAGCAAAGAGGAAAAAGGAGGGAGCACAGAAAAAGAACTTCAAGCTGAAAATATGGCTTTCCATAAACACAGCACAGAGGTTACCTTTACGATGCACAAACGAGATATTGGTGATATAGGTGTTTCAGACTTAAAGGATACAGGGGATTCTAAAAAATATGTTTCTAATGAAATGTATAATCCATCCGGAGAACTTATTTGTGATAATTCTACATACGGAACGGATTCGGAGAAAACTTCAAAGCCTTTTGATATTATGCCTCCATACTACAAATTAGTGTATATAATAAAGGCAAAAGATGACGAGGATATACTTGGATATAGCTACTAAAAAATTGAGGTAAATATGCAGGAAAATGAAAACACAGAAAAGGACATTAACGGTCTCGGAAAAAGAGTAAACAAACTTGAGATACAGCAAGCTAAACAACAGGAAATCCTTGACTACTTAAAGAGCGACCACAAAGCAGAAGTTGATAACAGGAAAGCCGAGCAAAAAGAGATATGGAAGGGTATTGACGAATTGCGAAAACATCAAGATGAGCTTGTTAAAAGCTTTGATAAAAAAATGAAAGAAGCTGTTGATATAATACATAAAGAGTTTAAGCCGATGCAAAGAAAAGTACAGGTTATAGTCGGTATCGGTGTTGCAGTTTCAGGATTGACAGCAATAGCTTCCGCTGTTGCAGGATTTTTGAGAATGGTTGGATAATATGTTTATACCTGACAAAAGTAAATTTCGGTCTTTTGAGTTTGTACCTCCTGAAATTTATAATTATTTTGGTGAGGAGCTATCATATCATTTTATAAATGATAGCATTCTTATGTTTGTTGTAAAAATAAGAACATATTTTAATTGTCGTGTTTTTATTAATAACTGGTATTGGAATGGAGACCTTGAAAATCGTGGATTTCGTTTGTACAAATGTGATATTGGTGCGACTTTTTCACAACACAAGTTTGGCAATGCTATTGATTTTGATGTTGACGGAATGACAGCCGAAGAAGTAAGGCAAGCTATAATTGAAAAGCAAGACCTTTTTCCTGAGATAACACGTCTTGAAAGTGATGTGAGTTGGATACACGGAGACAAAAAAGATACCGGAAAAAAAGATATAGTTACCTTTTCTCCCGGAGAGGAATAAATGGATATACTTAATGATATGTATAGATACTGTAAAGCGGTAAAAATGGGAAGGAAAGAGGAACATATTATACACGCTGAGAACCTAATCAAAACTGTTGTTGAGAATGATACTGTAATGTTTTCCTTCGAGGATAACAGGACGGTTATAACTTTTGCAGGAAGCAATGATTTCAGGGACTGGATAAGTAACTTGAAATTTTTCAAGAGTTTTAACAAATCTAATATATCGGAGGGTTTCGAGAATAGTTTTTTTGATATTTATTCAAAAAAAAGTAAACATTTTCAGCGAGCTATATTTGCAAAGAAACCGATTTGCATAACTGGACATAGCAGAGGCGGAGCTCTGAGTATAGTATGTAGTTACTATCTTTGTAAGTTTTTTGATAAAGAAGATATATCTTGTATCACTTTCGGCTCACCTAAGGTTGGTGGAGAAGATTTTTTGGATAAATACAGTCGTATGCCAGTGAGATGTACGGAAGTTATAAATCCGCAAGACTCAGTTACAGGGCTTCCGTTTCGGGTTTTTGGATTTAGACATATAGGGCTTAGACATTTCATTAAGCCGAAATGGTATCATTATTTTTCAGGAATAAAGGCTCACACAGACTACGGGAAATATTTTTACACACACAAATAGGCAAAATCGAGAAAAGAAAAAGCGAGACGACATAGTATACATACAAATAGAGCTTTCCCACACTGGCTTTGTTTGATGGTTGGTTGATGGTTGCTTGATAGATGTGTTATTATTTCCCATACATTATAGTATTGCCTTTATTAACACCACTACATATAGATAAATAATACCACTATATCTTGTGCCATATTTTTTTGTGATTTTTGTTGACAATTGTTAACAGATTTTGTATATTATTGATAGAAAGTAATTGATAAACCGCCGGGGAAAACCCGGCATAACTAAGGGGGTCTAAATGGAAAGGATTTTAGTTTGGAAAGAAGGGAGTCTCGCCGGAAAACTCCGGCGGGATGTTGCAAACGGGATAATCGAATCCGGGCGGGGGAAGCTCGTACGGGAAAAGGATGGGACTACCATCCTGTATATAAACTTTAAACTCAAAGAGGAGGTTTAAATGGGTACACCAGTGTTGATTATCGGCGAATCCGGTACAGGAAAATCGGCAAGTTTGAGAAACTTGTCAGATTTTGCACTGATAAATATTAACGGTAAGCCATTACCGTTTAAAGCAAGCAAAAAAGATATAGCTGAATACCGGGAAGACCGGTATGAAAAGCTATTGCCGGCTATAAAGAAAGCCGGAGAAAAGTATAATGTGGTTGTCGTTGATGACTTCCAATATATGCTCGCCAATGAATTTATGAGGCGAGCGACCGAAAAAGGTTTCGGCAAATTCACCGAAATCGGCGAGCATTGCTGGAGCCTTATTAGGTCAATTGAACAACTTCCTGAAAGCGTAGTGGTTTACTTCCTCAGCCACGAGGAAGAGTCGGAGCAATCCGGAAAAGTAAAGATGAAAACAGTCGGAAAATTACTTGATGACAAGATAACTGTCGAGGGTATGTTTTCTATTGTCCTCCGGACGGTCGCAAGCGACCAGGGATTTTTCTTCCGTGTACATAATTCCGGTTATGATACCGTAAAGACTCCGATGGAAATGTTTGAAGAAAGCGAAATCGGGAATGATTTGTCTGTAGTAGATAAAGTAATACGGCAGTATTATGATATTTCCGGAGAGGTTGAGGCTGAGGTTGTTGAAACGAGCACACAGCCCGCTGAGAAGGAAGAGCCGGGAAGCAATACCAAAGCACAGCCGGAAGAAAAACCGAAGGATACAGGTAACACAGAAAGCACAGATAAAGACAATGAGCCTGAATACTCCGAAAAACTGCAGGAGATAATTAATGTGCTTGGTGGTGAAGAGGAAGCTACTAAGTTTTTGGTTTCAGTCCACACTATTCAGGATAAACTTAGTGAGCTAAAGCCGGTACAGATTGACAGGCTGTACCAGAATTTAGAAAACCTTAAAAAGTATAAGGAGGCTAATAGTGGCACATCATAAAATAAGCCCTTCGGCTCTGCCGATGCTGGAAAAGTGCATCGGATTTGAAAGTGATGGTGAAACAAGTCCTTATGCCCAACAAGGTACTGATGAGCACAAGGTGCTTGAAAGTTTACTAAACGGGGAAAAGGTTGAGCAAGTTCCTGACTCTGTTAAGTATGCACACGATTTGATATTACAGTTTGTGGGTGGTTTTGAAGAATACTTAAAGCCTGAAGTAAGCATAGGTATTATGTCATCCACATTTACTACGATATATGGCACAGTAGATGTGTGTATGGTGAATGATGATGGTGATGGAATGGTGATAGATTACAAGTCCGGGCAGAAGCGTGACTATTGGGCACAATTGAAAGCCTACGGGCTTGGCTTAGCTCAAGCATATGACTTAAACAATGTACAGACAGTTGTTATATACGGGCGTCAACATTGTTATGAGTCTGATATCTTTGAAGCGGAAGACCTTCAAAAAGATTTTGATGCTTTGATAGAAAAATATCTTCGGAAACACGAAGATAAAGAAGCTCGCACACCTTGCGAATATTGCAAATGGTGCTTGCATAAGAGTAACTGTAAAGCTCGAACAAAAGCCGTCAAGGAAGTAGCCCCTGAAGATAAAAAAGATTTACTTAAGGGGATACGGGCTGATATGAATCTTAAAAAAATCGATGGTGAAAAGCTCGGACGCCTTTATCAGTTTTCCAAAGTCATTGCTGACTTTGCGGATGACGTAAAAAAGGAAGTAAAGGAGCGTTTGGAAAATGAGCAGAAAGTAACCGGATACGAGCTAAAGAAAAAAGCTGGAAAAACTTCTATCTCTGACCCGGTCGGGCTTTTTCACAAATCCGGAATAGAACCCGAAAAGTTCATTAAGCTTTGCTCTATTTCTCCGAGTAAAGCTAAAAAACTTGGAGTAGATTATGAGGAATTTACAAAAAAAGGTAAGGAAAGTGTAGAAATAAAAGAAGTTGAAAAAAACCCAAAAGAAAAGGAGAATTAAAATGAAGTTTGATGAAGAAAAAGCACTTAAAGCGGATACGGGTAAAATTGTGTCCGAATCCGGTGTGTACAATGTAACTATTAAGAGTGCAGTGTACAAGGAAAACAACAACGGCGTCCGTCTTGTAGAATTTGAGTTTGAGACGGATAATGGTGAGGCAGTAAACTTTGTAAAAATTTATGTTACTAAAAGAGACGGAAGCGAGCACTTTCAAGTAAATGCTATTCACAGCCTGATGGGGATATTAGGGATAAAAGACATAAGTGTTCAAAACGGTAACATTCCTGAATTTGAAAATAAAAAGGTAAAGGTTGCTCTTCAGAAGGAAGAGTACAACAAAAGTAACGGAGAAATTGGTTTTGCTATGAAAATACTCCATTTTTTTCATCCGGAAACTGGGCAAACATATTCGGAGTGGAAAAACGGGAAAGAAGCTAAGACAATAACGAGACCAATATCGGATATTAAGGTTGGTACTGGAGGCGAGAAAAATAATTCCAGTAACAAAGGTGATGATTTAGATGATGACCTTCCTTTTTAATGATATTGTATAAATCCTGAATATGAATTATATTATTGGTGCGGTGTGTGGGAAACATCGTGCCAACAATAAGGATAGTATCATAGTATCAATGAAAAAATTTAAAAACGCTATAATTGGATGCTTACATTGAAAAAAAACCTCCTGAGTTCTCATCAGGAGGAGAGGAGGAAAAAAAATGAAGAAGATAACTCGATTACCTTATAATGTACGGTATGATAAGCACTTATACCCAGGAGCAAAAGTTCTTTATTCGGAAATAGAGTCATCATCCCGGAGTGGTGGCTCGGCACTTACAAAGAGTTCACAATGGGTATATATGAGTCCTATAGAATATGCAAAATTATTTGGGGCATCATGGGCGACTATTTATAGGTGGTTAGAAAATCTTTGGGAATATGATTATATAGAAAAAGTTGTGGAAGGTCGTGGATCTCAATCCAAAACCTATGTAAAAGTTAAAGATTGATGTTATTAAGCATTAGCATTATTTATATTTATGATAGTGTCTGGGAAACACTATAAAAATTAGCAAGGGATAATTATGATATTAAAAATATATAAAGGCTATAAAGACTACGGTTAGGTTTTTTCCTTGCTACCTTAACCCTCCCACTTTATAGCCTTTTTTTTTAGGAGGTCATATGAAATATGGATATGCAATTTGCCTAAATGAGTGGATAGAAGACGATACTATTCAAAAAGAGCTCAATATTTTACTTCGGATTTCCTCGCTTACAGCTCAGACCGGGTTTTGTTATGCAAGTAACACCTACTTTTCTGAAAGGCTAAATGTGAGTGAAGAGACAATAAGCAGAAGGATAAGCAAATTGCAAAAAAAAGGATATATTAAAATAGAATATGAAACCAGAGGATGTGAAGTGATAAATAGAAAAATAAGAATAAATGGATTGACAAAAAAATCAATCGACGATTGTCAAAAAAATCAATCGACGGATGACAAAAATGTCAAAGGGAATACTACAAGTATTAATACTACAAGTAATAATAAAGAAAAAAATAATAAAAAAAAGAAATATGGCGAGTTTAAGAATGTATTGCTTTCGGATGAGCAATTCAAAAAACTTCAGGATAAATATCCGGATACCTACAATCAAAAAATAAAAATGCTCGATGAAGGAATTGAGCTAAAGGGATATAAATATAAAAACCATCTTTTAGCTATACAAAGATGGGCAGAAAAGGAAGAAAGGGGTAAGGCAGGGTATGGAACGGATAAGCGAGTTGCTTCCGCAAATACAGGCTCCAGTGGAAGCACAAGGGGGAAATATGCAGATTTGTAAGTATTGTAGAGCGGAAATAACAGAAGAAAATGTGTTTTGCTCGAAACTTTGCAGGCAATTTTATAGCCGTATTAAAAAGCCCAAAAAGTACCTCCGGCATTGTGGAGTGCCTGAGAGGTACTTAGATGCTTCCTTTGAAAATTACAAAGGTGAGCAAAGCAACGTGGAAAAATTGAGAAATGCTACCGGATATTCGATATATATCTACGGGGGAACTGGGGTAG